AATAAAGGACTGGCCCAAGGCAAATCTGAAGTAGGCAAATCTATCTTATTGTCTGTGTGATAGCCTAGACATCTTACTCGAACACGGCCTGTGTAAGTAGGGTCTTGTCTGTCCTCTACGACACCTACAAACCAAATGAAACCGTCTTGTCCTAAAAAGTTTTTATAACTCATAATTTATTCCCATAAATGACCGTATTTAAACCACTCGTGCTATCATATTTATCCGTATTTTTACTAATCCCGTAGGCGTCCGCGGTGCGAAGCACTAATCTAGGCCATCTGTTAGGACCTTTCTGTTTCATTGACTTATTGAGTGTTTGTTCTATCATATTTGTTCAAATTGTCTTTGTTCCTTTTAGATTATGTAATTCTTAGGTCTATTCTTACATTCTTTGTACATTTGCTCTATTGGGACCTTTCTTATGGCCGCTATAAGGTTGTTCTGGAAAAATTTTTCAAACTCGCAATAAACTTTGAGTCTTTTCAGAGCGTTCTCTATGTTTTTAATTATATTCTGAGTCATCATACAAATTGATTGGTTTACCCTCGTCTGTTGTGTCGAAGGTTAACGGTGTTGTTTTATCTTGTAGGTTTCTACCATAGGTCTCTTTAACGCAAGTAATAACTGAAGTATGATATGGTTTATCAAAGTTAAAGTTATGTCTTACTGCGGTAATGACCCAACGACCTGTGTGTAGTCTATCGTTATCTGTTAGTTTATTACCTTGTTTATCACGGCCTGAACGAGGTATATTAACTCGTATGACGTGACCTATGTTTAGGTGTGTATTACCAGGTACAGTTAGTTGTAATTCTAAGGTTTTAAACAATTCTAATGCACTTTGTCGTCTTTGTATATATTCATCGGTTCTATACCCTTTAGCGGCGTTTACATTGTGTATATTTGCGGTGTTTGACTGTACCATGAGTCTACTATCAGAATAGTCGGATAGATACTTGTACGCCGTTCTATTTGTCTTGTCGGTGATTGCTGTTGATAAATCGTTAGGATCATAGTGTGCTTTTGCAATTAAACCACGATATAACGCTTGGTCAGTATTAGCATCATCTTTTTCAAGGTGCGGTACATTGAGATAATCTTCTATGTAATTGTATTTGTCTGTTTTAATGGTCTTGTTATATGCGTCATAGGTAATCAATTTAGATGAAAACGTTCCCATTCTTTGAGCACGAATAATATCTAAATGACTATTAAATCTATACTTAATTACATTTCGCATTGACGCCATAGGATTATCTCTTGGATTAGTATTACCTTTTGTAATATCAGAATCACAAAAGTATTCAAACATTTCAGGATGTTGTGCTAAACCTGACGCCTTAACAATAAAAAAGAAACTGTCTAAACTTCTAAAGTGAAATCCTTGTCCGTTTTCGTAAAACACATAAGCAGGTAATATAGAAGTCTTTGGCACGGCACGACTTGCTATCATATTAAGTATATCTGTTGGACGTGAATTAGGTGCAACAAATTTAAAATCGTTTTTTGTAGGTTGAATATACAGTTTCTTTTTACTGTTTAATCCCCATTCCTTTTTAAATATCTTGGCAACTGCGTCATCATATGGACCATTAAAGGCACGACTAATTCGTATGTTTTGGTCTCTTACACCTTCAGGTGAAATAAAATCTAATGTTAGGAGTTGTGTGTTTGAGTTTGTTTTAATCTTTCGTGCTACTTTGTACACGGCCATTCTAACGTTGGTAAAATCATATTCGCCTTCGTTGTATTTTGATTTAAGTGGTGTTCTAACTTTAAACTCTAAAAACTCTTGGCCTAAAATAGGCAACTTTGACATGACATCATCAGTATCAGCAAAGGTAATATCACCTGTTAAAAAGTTATTGTTAATGTCTTCGTAGATATTGACTTCTATAACGTTAGCAGAAATGCCTACAACGTTACCATAAGCAGAAACTAATGCGACTTCACTTATACGAAAATCACCTGGAAAGGCAATCTTATCATCTTCATATAATTGATTTGCCATTACGACCTCACTAACTTAGCAAATTCTTCAACAAACTGTGATAGATATTCTCTCTTTAAAACTTTGATAAGTGATTTATTATCTTGCAATCTTCTTTCGTAGGTGTAATTAGAAACTGCTTGAGCACCAGATGTGGTACTGTTTACTTCTATCACATGGGAATTATCTAAACTACTTGTTGGTCCACTTGATTGTGTAATCTCATAATGATGTACACCTTGTGGGTTTGTATATTTGCCATTTACATATGCTTCAAATTGTTGCTCACTTAACGGCCACTCATAAAATCTGTCTTTAATATTATTCATCAATAATATTGTCCAGTAGTAATCAACACTATCGTATAATTTGTATGATACGATTTCTGGTGTTTCACCTGCTACAACTTGATATTTGTTAAAGATAGCCGTTTGATTTTTTAAACCATCTCTTACCTTAACTCGTCTTAATAAATCTGTTACAAGTTTAGGACTTGTTGTACCGTCTTGTACAGCATCATAATACATTTTAGGAAAATATGTAAAATACTGTGCCATTAACTAGACCCTAGGTTATCTTTAATAAATTGTGCTTTTGATTGATGAGTACCATATACGGCACGTTTTCTATCAACGTATTCTAGTTCAGTAAATCCTAATGTTACTGAAGTTGAAACTGGTGGTGCACCGTCTTCGTCTGGTCGATAAGTAGCAAACTTCTCACCTGAACCATAATCAACTTTCATATCAGTTAGTGCTACAAATGTTAAATGATTTAGATAATCATTTTCTCTACCACGGTACATATATCGTATTGTAAATTCTGATGGCACTCTAAACGCAAGAGCAGAACCTGTGCCTAATTTCTCTGGTAACATATGAAACGTAAATGTTTCAATTATCTTTTTAATTTCTCTTGCCTCTTCTCTATTTCTTGGCGTCATTTTAAAAGTATAATTAAAACTTCTATAATCAATACCTTCAAATATCATTTCTTGTAATGGTGCAGGAGCGATACCTGTTTTTCTTTGTAACGCAGCCAAAGCACCTTGACCTGTACCTAATGTACCGAAACTTAACAATGGTTCAAGTGTTCTAGCAAATTGCATACCAAGACCTTTTGCAAATTCTGAACCTGTTGATTTACCTTTAAAAAAATCAGCAGCCCCAGCTGCACCAGCAACAAGGGAACCAACTTCAGCAGGTGCATAATTAGACTTGTAATTTACCGATAAATCATCTGGCATGTACATAACAATAGTGTCTTTAATTAACTTAACACTTGTGCCTGTTTCACCTTCAGCAGATGAAAAGTTTGTTGTATCATCAAAAAATCTTTCTCTGGTAAATGTATTATTGTATGCTTGAAGTGTGTCGTTAGAAATATTTTGGTCTATAGCAGGCAATTCTCTATCTTTGTCTGTTCTAGCATAAACATTAAATATCATATAATGGCCATTAGCATTTTCTAAATCTAATGGATATTTTAATATTTTGCCGTAAAGATTCTTGTCGTACTGACCTGTATTTAATTGTTTAACCATGCTACTATTTATGACTTATTAGTAAACGTTTTTCAATGCGTTTACAGTTTCATCTATGTTTTTATTAGATAAATCTGGTAATACATTGTTTGTAGAGGCAGAGTTTATTTGTTGATTTGTATTGATAACATTGTTGCTTGGCAACTCTTTAGGCATCATCTTTTCAAGCATATTTTCTAAATTACTTGTTTCTAATGTAGTTCTAACAATTGTTCTTTTTGAGTCAATATTCACCATGTCTTTTATATTACCTGGTTGTACAACTTCAGCAGCATTTGTTGATTCAGTAACTTGATTTATTTCGTTTTCTGCGTTCTTAATATCTTTTGCAGCCAAAGCAGCATCAATGCCAACACTTGCAGCTGTACCTGCACCTGGTATTGTACTTGCAGCACCAGACGCCACTTCTAAAGCAGCACCAGAAACATCACCTGACATCAATCTACCAATACCAAACCCTATACCTGCAATTGCACCAATGATTGGTATTTTCTTAATAGCAGATTTCAATAATGTTTTACCTAATACTTTTGTACCTGCTTTTTTAGTTGCTGTTTTAGTTGCTTGGTCAGCACCTTTTTTGCCAAACAGTTTTTTACCAGCTGCAATTGCACCTGTAGTACCAGCAACACCAGCGCCTGCACCTAAAGCAGTTTTACCTACATCAGCAACATCATCTAATATACCTTCTTCAGCATCAACTAATTTCTGTAATAATTCTTTTGACTCATATGTGTCTTCAGCAATCATTTCCCATAGACTCATTTGTTCATTAAATCTATCTTCTTGCTCTGCTCTTTGTTCTTCTTGTGCTTCTTCAGCAGCCGCTTTTGATTGTGCCTTTTCGGCTCTTGGTGCTAACTCCTGTCTTTTTGAAACAATAGGTGTGGGTTCATCTAAAGGTTCACCCATTATTGCTTCAGCAGGACTAACAGGCGCTGTACCATCTATTTGTTCTTCTATCTCTCTACGACTTTCTTTAGCAATATCTTGTGCTCTTCTTCTTTCAGCACGTCTTAATTCTTGTTCTCCTGCCTCTTGTCTTTCAATTTTTTTCTGAATAGCAGAACCTAAAATAGGCACACCACCAAATACTCTAGCAGCAAGTTTTATTGGTTTAAATTGTTTTATAAAATCTCTTAAACCAAATCTTGCAGCTGTAAACGCATTTGCTAATGGATATATTTCACCCAAAACAGGAGCAACTATATCAGCAATATATTTCTTTTCTTTGTTATCAAATCTTCTACTACCTTCTACCTCACCTAATAATGCCTTATACTTTTCTACAATATCTTTAAATCCTGTAAAGTCAGCATCAGCAATTAAATCTAAATCTTGTTGAAAGTTTTGTACTACAGAAACAGCAGCATTTGATATACCTTCTTTTTTAATATAAGATTGACCTAAACCTAATTCTTTTTGTATTTGTAAAGAATAAGTTTGTGCGGCTTCTGAAATAGCAACTTGTTCTTTGTCTTGTTGTTGCTTCTGTTCTTGTAGTAGTGATTGAAAGTCTGCCATTTAATTATTTCTTATCTGATTTTGCTCTTGAACCTGTATATAGACCAAACCAAGCCGCACCAGCACCAACCACGATTGATACTAGACCACTTTGTTCCATAGTAGGTCCTTCTAAATTCATATACCAAATTACTACTTTGTATAGTAAATAGATGTATGTTGAAATGAATACTCTTGGAAATATTCTCCAACTATCTACTGCTCTTGCTAGATGAATAAGTTTAGCATAAGGGTTTACACCCAAGTCTTTTATTGAAGTGTCAACTTCTAAATCAACACTAATCTTTTGTTTTGGTTCTGCGACCTTTACTTCGTCCATTATCCTTGACCTCTCTTTTGCTCTTTAAGCCTTTGATTTTCTTCTTTAATATGTTGTATTAACATATCAACGTATATTTCCCTTTCCCACGGTAACATATGTTCTAATTCTGTCAATGAATATTTATGATGTTGCATTAACAGAAAGTTCACACGATAGTAATTTTCAAGGTTTTCGTGTGAAAGGGTAATTAAAAAAAATCTGAAGCGCCATTAAATGTTAACGAAAACTTTTTACCAGACTTTGGGTTTTCATAGTTAATTTTATGTCTAATTTTAGGCATATTATTAAAAAACTCCATCAATTGTCTGAATTGTTTTTGCGTTAAACTATTTACATATTCGTCAAGTTCTTTTTCAGTAATATTATTTTTGTCATAAACATCATCCCCTTTAAAGATAGATTGAATAGACTCTTTTAATACCTCAATAGATTGCTCTGTCGTTGACTCTTTTGATTTAAAAGATTTAATTGTAGGATATTGTAATACAACACCATAACCTTTTTCAAACTCAATTGTATTATCAGGTCTTTTTGTTGTATCAATTTTTACATCTTCTAAATTTAAATCATACTCTACAATTTGTTTTTCATCATCTGGACATTTCAATCTTAATTTAATTACCTCACCGACTGATTTGCCTCTTATTTTTAAATAAAGATATTCAAAATCAAATATCGGTAACTTGGTTACATCAACATCATCATAGATACACGCTTGAACAGTATCTATAATTGCCTGTTGTATTTCTTTATCGTCTTCACTCTCTAATGCCATCAACATAACTTTTTCTTCCTTGACAAGGAATGGTCTATATGTTATAGTTTGATTGTTAGAGGGTAATTGACAAGTATATTTTGGGACTTCATTTATTGGTAAAGCCATTCTGTTTCACTCCTTCATTATTATTCAACTACTAAAAGAACGGTGGGAATACTTTTCCTCCGAATATTCTTCCAGTAGGGAATCTTGTTTTAATTTGATTTAATACATCTCGTCCTGCTCTTCTAATTTCAGGTGGCAATTTACTTATAATACCACCAAAAGGACCTCCATATCTAGGATCTTTTATTTCTCCTACACCATCAATATCACCACCTACAAGTCCTTTTTCATGGTCTTGTATTGTAACATTGGATCTCCAGTATCTATAATTAAATGTAACTGATTGATTAGCAATTGCATTACCATTGTTGTATGCTAAATCAACTGCACCTATCGTTTTAGGATATGCTTCAATAAGTTCTACATAATAACCTGATAGTGTTAAATTTGCAAGAGGACCGTCAACTCTATTAACAACTTTTCGATTTGTTGCTTCATTTCTATTTTCATGTAATGGAAAAATATACACTTTACCCACATACTCATCATAGAAATTTAAGTTATAAGTTCTACTGTTAATAACTGTATTTTGCCATGCTTCAAATATAGCACGTTCAGATAATTCAGAATCTAACATAAATGTTAAATTCATTGGTGCAAATTCTAAACCTCTAGCGATATTTCTTTCAGGTCCATAGTATTGATTTGCTGATGTATCTGTAATTGTTCTTTCTGGCAATTGTGCTGAATTACAGAAAAAGAATAATCTTTCTCTTGTATTATTTTTTAGTTCATTTGTAAATTGTAAATCGGTTTGATACTCTATAAATTCATCATCACGGAATGAATCTGTAGCAATAGGTGCTGGAAACTCTAACACAACTAAAAACTTAGCAGGTCTGTAGAAACCTTCAGCACCTGCAACCATACTTCTAAATCTGTTTATGGTTGTATTTCTGTTTGCCTTTTGACTTAATCTTTCTCTTGCCTTTTGAGGATCAAAACCTTTATCTCTAGGTAGGCCTATTCTAATATCAAATGGTCCTGGTATTGGTAATCGTTGTCTAATTATTGCCATTTAAATAAATCTCCTACTGTCTGAATAAACTTTTGCTTCACTTGCCTTTTGAAATCTTTGTACAGGTAAGTATATCGCAACTGCGGCATCGTTAGCATTTATTCTTAAAAATCCTGTTTGTACATATGAATACAAATACTTTTTGATTGTTGGTTTTACAATCTTAATATTTTTTACATCATCATAGTTTACATCAAATTTTGTTTGACTATCAAACTTTGTATCATCAGCAAACTGTTGCATACGCTCTAATAATTTAAACCTTAACAATGGTGGTAAATAATGAAAGTTCATACCTAAAAACCCACCTGATATTGGTTCTAATGGCAATACAAGAGGAAATATATCATAGTATGGTAAAGTCTTTCTTAATTTAGGATTATACCCAAATAAGTTCAATCGCCCTACACTAGGTCTGCCTTGTAATTTACCTTGTCTAAACAGTTGTCTAGCATTAGCATTACTTGCTATCTTATTTACCTGTGTTCTATACCAGGTAGCAGACTTTTGCGTGTCTCCTGCCTTGTTTTTGATTGTATCAAATACGCTTGCCATACTACTATTTATAGTGCTATAAATAAGGTTATGAAGAAATTGAAGAAGTTAAGCAATCCAGACAAACGGCCATATTCAGGTATTTTTAAACCTCTTAATCCACAAAAATATAAAGGTAATGTTAATAACATAATTTATCGTTCAAGTTGGGAAAAGAGATTCATGGGATACTGTGATAAAAATAAAGATGTATTAGAATGGGGTAGTGAAGAAATTGCCATATATTATCGTTCTATTGATAACCGTCCTCATAGATACTTTCCTGACTTTTATATGAAAGTAAGACAATCAAACGGTACATTTAAAAAATTCATTGTTGAAATTAAACCTAAAGCACAAACTCGTAAACCTAAAAAACCATTAAGGGAAAGTCGTACTTATAAAAACGCATTGTTGACATATGAAAGAAACAGGCGTAAGTGGAATACCGCCTACGCCTGGTGTCAAAAAAGAGATATGAAGTTTGTTATCCTTACAGAGGATCACCTCAAAACTTTTTAAGCAACTTCTTTCACATGGTCATATGTGTTACAATTTTTATGTAACACTCTTAAATTATCATCTTCAGTTTTACCACCAAAGCAATAAGTAGTTATATGACCTCCTGTTTTTTGTTTTTCACTAATCTCAATATCGCATTTAGGACAAATATAATTTTGTTTGTGTAATGCGTCATCAATTTGTTTTTTAGTGAAAGTTCTTTTTGTATCTAACTTAGCACATCCCCAATCTTTCAAATCATATTGACTAAAGTATTGAAACAAATAATCAAGTGTTATCTGTAAATGTTTTGAGTCTTTGTTATTGGTACTTCTCTCAAAAGCATTGTTCTTGTGACCAAGTCGTCTTTCTTCTTTGGTTAACTTCTTTAGTTCTATAAAGGCGTCATAAAACATTTTAGCAAACGTTGTATGAGTTATCACTTTAATGTTATTTAAACTTAAATGATAATAGAACATAAAAAATCTTATAAAGACTTTAGGAGTTAAAAGTTGTTTACTTTGAGGTAAAGACTTTACTATCTCACTAAATTGTCTGAAAGTTTTATCAAAACTATCAAACCAAGGTACAGTTCGTTTGTACTTTGAATCTTCATAAAGTTTATCAATCTCTTTTGGTTGAATTGAAGTTCTTTTAACAAAGTAAGTAGCACAACTAGCAACAACTTCTTCTTGTGCAAGTTCATCATTTGTAAACTCACTATTTACATATGTTGGAATTACTTTATTATCTTTCGTTAATGTATAATCAAAAACATCAAAAGGATTTATTACAGTACCGTTTGGTGTAATAACTTCATTCAATTGTTTTTCAATCATTCTAACTGCGTTTCTGATTGCGGTTGCAACTTCAGAGTCGTTAGCGTTTCTTAACATTTGAGCGTTCATTTTGTTTTGATAATTTAAAATATCTCTAAACAATACACACGCCTCAGCATCGGTTATATTTACATAACATTTAATTGAAATTAATCTGTCTTCATACTTTTGTTTGTAGAAGTCAGGATATTTTGTTTTCAATTCAGCAAACGTAAGACCAGTTAATTCAATTTCTGAACCGTCAACGTCATTTGTTACTATCTTAGGTAGTGTGTAGTTTTCATCTTTAGATAGATAAAAAATAACAAGTGTGTATAGTCTTTGCAAACCGTCTAGGATTTCAGCAAAAACATTTCTGTTACCGTTATCTAAATCTACGGTCGGTCTGGCATTTGAATATAAACGCATATGTAATTGTGTGATGTCAAAATTTTGGTCATCACAGAATAAAGTCTTAGCGATACCATCTAAAAACTTTTTATTAAACTTTGCAATATATTTACGTTGGTATTTTTGTGGAATAAAGTCTATAAAATCTTTAGCAGATTCTATATCTTTTATTGTTAGGTAAATATCAAAAACTTTCTCTTTTGAAGTGTTTATGATATGTTTAGCAACTATACCCATTTTTTCAAGTATAGAAGAAACTAATTTAATATTAGTCATATTTACTCCTTAATGTTATGGCACATGGCCGTTAGTTTAAGTGTAATGACTTTTGACAAAGGTCTACTCATCATTACTATTAAAGTATATCATAACTTAACTTAAAAGTCAAGCATAAAAAAGGTCTATATTTTATTGTATTTTAAAATGAGAACAAAACGAGAACATTTGTGGGTGCCTAATTAAAGGCACCCTTTTGAGAAAGTGAGAGAGATAGATTAGGAATCGTCCTCAGCAAGTTTACTAAAATACGATAGGT